TACAGAAGTGCTGAAGCGTTAGTCCGTACATCTATTCAGACAGTTGCTAACGAAGCAAGAATTGAAACATACCGTGAGAACGATGATTTGATTAAAGGCTTTGAGTGGTCAGCAACCTTTGATAGTAGAACATCAGAAATATGCGCTTCACTAGATGGAAAACAGTGGGATTTAGAATACAATCCTCTTGGTCATGGTACACCTTTTCCAGGAATGATTGCTCATTGGAATTGTCGCTCGACTACCGTAGCTATTGTTAAAAGTTGGAAAGAGTTAGGCGCTAAAGGAAAGTTTAAAGAGATTCCAAAAAGCACTAAAGCCTCTATGGATGGTCAAGTATCAGGCAAGAAGAATTATGAAGCTTGGCTTAAAGGAAAATCCAAAGCGGTACAAGAGGATGTTCTTGGTGTAGGTAAACGAAAACTATGGAAAGAAGATAAGTTGAAATTCAGTGATTTGGTTAGCGGAAGTGGAAAGCCTTTAACTCTTGAACAGTTGCATACAAAGTTAAATATAAAATAGTTTCATTTTTTCTGTGTTTTCTATAAAATACAGCATTGTCAGTGACAATTAATAATTATTCGGAGAATAACATGAGTGAACCAAAAACCTACACGGAAGAAGAATTCCTAGAACTACAACAAAAAGCAGACGACACTAGAGCGAAGTTAGACGAATTTCGCGCTAACAATGTAAAGCTGTTAAAAGACATGGATGCGTTGAGTGCTAAATTTGATGGTATTGATTTAGATAACTACAATGAGCTATTGAAGCAACAGCAAGAGCAAAAAGACAAAACACTAATAGACGCAGGTAAGATTGATGAGCTATTAGAAGAGCGTACTAAAGCTATGATTAAAACTCATAACAATGAGCTTGAGAAAATTCAAGACGAGAATACTACGCTACAAAGTCAGTTAGCAGGATTAGTTATTGATAGTGCTGTAAGAGACTCAGCTGTTAAATCAGGTGTTGTCGAAACAGCTATTAATGATATTCTTTTACGTTCTAAGGCGGTATTCAACTTGGTAGATGGTAAAGCCATTCCCCATGATAGTGACGGTAACATTGTTTACGGTAGCTCTTCGGCAGACCCTATGACAGTAGAAGAGTGGGTTAAGGCACAACAAGACGAAGCACCTCATTTGTTCAAATCATCACAAGGTGGTGGTTCAGAACACGGTAAAGCTTTCGTGGGCGCAGGCTCAAAAGATATGACCTCATTAGAGAAGCTTCAAGTAGGCTTCGCTAAATAAACTCACCCCTTGTGAGTAGATAAAAAACTCTCTCCTCAAGTTTGATTTTTTAGCCCCCTTAATTGGGGGTTTTTTTATTTAGTTGACATATTGTTGAAAGATATGATATATTAGCGATAACTCGTCATAGAATGGCGTTTAACCCTACATTGAACCAGTGGTGATATAGTAGTAGAATATTTTTTTTCTGCCCTATACCAAAAATGGGCAATATAGGAGAATGCATTATGGCATCTGTAACTCTAGCTGAATCAGCTAAACTTTCACAGGATATGCTAGTACAAGGCGTTATTGAAAACGTCATTACAGTAAATCCATTTTATGACATCTTACCGTTTCAATCTATTGATGGTAACGCTCTATCTTACAACCGCGAAAATGCTTTAGGCGCAGCGGAGTGGGCAGGCGTAGGTAGTACAATTTCTGCTGGTAAAGCGGCAGCGACGTTTGACACTGTAACTTCAACACTAACAACTTTAGTTGGTGACGCAGAAGTAAACGGTTTAATCCAAGCTACACGTTCAAACATTACTGACCAAAAGGCAGCGCAAGTTGCTTCTAAGGCTAAGTCAATCGGTCGTGCTTACCAAGACAAAATGATTAATGGCGATGGTACTTCAGACACTATCACAGGTTTGCTTTCATTAGTGGCATCTGGTCAAACAAAGACAGGCGCAACTAACGGTTCTGACTTATCTTACGATTTGTTAGATGAGACTTTAGACAAGGTAACTGATAAAGATGGTACTGTTGATTACATGTTAATGAACGCTCGTACTATCCGTTCATACTACGCATTGCTTAGAGCACTAGGTGGCGCAGGCATCGGTGAAGTTATGACTTTACCTTCAGGTGTTCAAGTTCCTACTTACCGTGGTATTCCGATTTTCCGTAATGACTACATTCCGATTAATCAGACACGTGGTACATCTACTTCTTGTACTTCAATCGTTATGGGGACTTTGGATGATGGTTCTATGTCACATGGTATCGCAGGCTTAACAGCTTCAGGTAACGCAGGTATCTCTATTGAAGAGATTGGCTCTAGTGAAACTAAAGACGAGACTATTACTCGTGTTAAGTTCTACAACGGTCTAGCTAACTTCTCTGAGAAGGGTCTAGCAATGTTGAACGGTATTAAAAACTAATACAGTTTGACGACAAAATCCTCCTTTGTTTAGTTACACTGGGGGTACTAATTAAGGAAATACTATGGCATTAGACGCAACTCCAAACGGCTCTTCTTCGGATAGTTATGTTTCAGTATCAGACGCTGATGCCTACCACGCAAAACATTTATACGCCGCGACTTGGACTAACGCTTCAGAAGATAATAAAGAGATAGCATTAAAGATGGCTACTCGTATATTAGATGAAAAGATTGAATGGTCAGGTTCAAAAGCTTCTAGCACTCAAGCACTAGCTTGGGGTAGGACTAATGTTACTGATGATGGATACATTGTATCTTCATCTATTATTCCACAACCGGTAAAGAATGCTACAGCTGAATTTGCTAGACACTTATTATCAGCAGACCCAACAGGCGATGCTCAAGGTAAAGGTTTAGAAAGTATGAGCGTAGGTTCTATTTCACTTACATTTGACAAGACTGATACAGCAGGCGTTATGCCTTCAATCGTTCAAGAAATGTTAAGAGGTTGGGGTACAATCCATGCTCGTGCTAAATTTGGCACGGTGGCGGTAGTGAGAACCTAATGGGCTTGAGAGATGCGCTACTTAGCGCAGTAAGTTCAGCTATTACAGCGACAGGCGACATCGCAGAGGAATTAACCTATATTGTTAAAACAAACGCTAAATACGATATTTATTCAGGCAAGAAAGAAGCTACTGAAACTCAGTACACTCTTAAAGCCATTGTTACAGTCGGTGCTGAAAAGAGTAAAGTCGGTGAAATAGCAACAGGCAATACAGGAGAGTTAAGCGTCCTATTTGCTTCTAAGGGTCTTACGTTTACGCCAAAAACCAATGAAATTATCATTCGTGATTCAGAGCGTTATACTGTGAATAAGATTGACACAGACCCTGCTAACGCTTCCTATACTCTAACTATTAGGAGGGTTGGATGAGCGTTCAATCATTTGGTGCTGACTTAAAATTATTCAGTAAAAAAACTGGAGTAAGTGTCGAGACTGCGGTTCGTAAAGTTGCACTAGAGGTATTTGATGGTGTTACTGAAAAGACCCCTGTTGATACAGGACGCGCTAAAGGTAATTGGAATATGTCTATCGACTCTATGGATACATCAGTTAATGATAATGCTTCTAGCACATCACAAGGACAGCCTGCTAAAGCTCCAAGTTTAATCACGTATCGCGGATTGAGAAATATTTATATTACTAATTCATTGCCTTATATTTTTGCATTAGAACATGGGCATAGTGGCAAAGCGCCACACGGCATGCTATCAATTACAGTTAATGAAATCAGGTCTAGTTTATTATGAGTTTTGTAAATGAACGTCTAGCTATTGAAAATAGACTTGAAGAGTATTGGAATATCACCCCAATAGCTTGGGCGAATGTTGATTTTGATGTGCCTAATAATAATGATTGGATAAAACTGTCTATCCTGAATGGCAAGAGTAGCTATAGGGCTATTAATTATAAAAAAAGACATACAGGTGTTATATCAATACAAGTTTTTACACCTGTAAATACAGGAGCTAACAAAGTTCGAGAATATAGTGATACAATAGCAAGCATATTCGATAGCAAGAAATTTAACGGGGTTGTGTGCGATGTTGCGAGTATTGCGACAATAGGGGCAGATGACAGGTTTTATCAAGTGAATGTAACAATTCCATATTGGAGAGACGAATGAAAGAAATAGTTTTATATCCGCCTAATGGTGGAAAAGACGGTGTAACGCCACACCTTTCAAAGATTGAAGAAATGAAGGCGAAAGGTTGGACGGAAAAGTCTAAAACAAAATCTAAAGTAACGGTAAAGGAGAAAGACAATGGGAATTCATAAAGGCAGCGAAGGTATAGCTAAGATTGGCTCAGCAACAATCGCAGAAGTAAAGGATTGGAGTATCTCTGAATCAGCAGATACTATTGATACAACAAAAATGGGTGACACAGCAAGGACTAAAGTTGTAGGTTTAACCTCAGCTAGTGGTTCAATGACTGCTATGTGGGATGAGACTGATACAACAGGTCAAGGTGCTATGACAGTAGGCGCAGAAATTGCATTAAAGCTGTACCCTGAAGGTGCTACAACGGGAGATATTTTTGCCTCTTTATCAGCGATTGTTACTGAGAAGGGTGTATCTACTACATTAGACGGTGTTGTTGAGACTTCAGTTTCATTTGAAGCTAACGGTGTTGTTACTTGGGCTGCGGTTGCATAATGGGAATTAAAGATAACGCATTAGCTCAGTTTCATGAGAGATTGTCAGGAGAGTTATTATCTATTGATGTTCCCGAATGGAGTACCAAAGATGAACAAGTAAAAGTTTATTACAAAGGTGCTATGACCGGTAAACAGCAGGCTCAAATCTTCAAACACTATTCAGATGGAAATCAAGTTGAAGCCGTCTTTATGTCTTTGATTATGAGAGCACTAGATGCTGACGGTAAAGCTATTTGGCGAGCTAACGAATTATCTGAAATGATGAGAGATTATGACCCTGATGTAGTTGGTCGTATTGTTGAAGAGATTTCAGCCACAGAACTTACGGTAGAGCAAGTAAAAAAGTCTTAAAGTCCGACAAGGACTTAATGTTTTATTGTTCTTTAGCTGATAGACAAAACAAGTCTTTAGCTGAAGTTATGGATATGACTAATACGGAAGTTGTTACTTGGGCTGCTTATTATAATTTAAAGGATGAGAGCCATGGCTAGTTTAGCGGTACTTGGAGTAAGGATTGATTCTACAAAAGCATTAGCGTCACTTCATGCTCTTGATAATAAATTAAATAAAGTTGGCTTATCGAGCGCCACAGTAGGTGCAAAGCTTGCTAAGTTCGGAAAGATTGCAGGTCTTGCCATAGGTGGTCTTGCTGTTACTTCAATTAAAACAGCGGCAGACTTCGAGCAATCGATGAACAAGGTTTCTGCTATCGGCGGAAGCACAGGTAAAACTCTCTTAGCATTAGAAAATCAAGCCCGTGACTTAGGTAAGTCCACTGTGTTCTCAGCCTCTGAAGCTGCGGATGGAATGACCTTCTTAGCTATGGCAGGCTTTAATGCTGAACAAACTATGGCAGCAATGCCGGGTGTGTTAAACCTAGCTGCAGCATCATCTACAGACTTAGCAACGTCTGCCGATATTGCTTCTAACATTCTTTCAGGTTTAGGATTAGGTGCTAACAAAACAGGTAAGCTTGTTGATGTAATGGCGAAATCTACATCTAGTGCCAACATGAATGTTATAGAGCTTGGTGAGGCTATGAAGATGTCAGCGCCAATGGCTAAGACAGCAGGATTGTCAATGTCAGGAATGACAGCTGTTATCGGTAAGATGGCAGACGCAGGTATTAAAGGTTCACTTGCAGGTACAGCATTAAGAGCAGGTATTGTTAAACTTCTAAAACCAACTACAGAATCTAAAGATGCCCTTTATGATTTACAGGTTGGTATTACTAATACAGACGGTACGATGAGAAACTTCATCGACATATTGGCAGACTTAGAAACAGCCGGAGCAAGTGCAACTGATATGGTTGACATATTCGGTCAGCGTTCAGGGCCTGCTCTTATGGCTGCAATGTCTCAAGGTGTTGGCTCTATGAAAGAGTTAAGAAAAGAGCTTGATAATTCCGGTGGTGCTGCTAAGAAGATGGCAGACACTCAGCTTCAAGGATTGAACGGTGCACTCAAGAAGTTAAACTCAGCTTGGGAAGAGTTACAAATTAAATTCGGTAAGACCGGAGTTTTGTCTGCTGTAACAAGAAAGATTGAAGAATTGACTGATGCCCTAGGTAAGCCTGAAACGATTGAGAAAATCAAAGAATTTGGTCGTGGTTTATTGGACGTTGGTAGTGCTATGAAAGTAGTATTTGATGCAGTAAACAGTATGCCACCCTTTATGAAAGAAGTTGGTGTGATAATGTTCTTTTTAGGTGGTAAAAAAGCCAAACTAATAGTAGCGGCTTTATCAGGTATTTCTTATGGAATAGGAAAGATTGGTGAAGTAATTACAAAGGTTTCAGGTGGTGCTAAGAAACCATCAACCGAATTAGTTGATATTTTTGGTGAAGGTAATAACCAAGTAAAAGCATGGCGTGAGTCTATTAGGCAATTAGGCAAACAAGCAGAAACCCTTAGAACTACAGGAATGTATAACGGCATGAAAGTAGAAGCCGAAGACCAGCAGGCTGTACTTAATGCTTTAAGTGTTACTATGGCGAATATGGCTAAACAGGCTGAAGAGGTAAAGATTAAACTTGCAAAACCTGTTTCTGATACGAATTTAGCGGTCACACCAAAACCTGCTCCACCAACAACCCCTGATGATGTAAAAGCCAAAGAATTAACTTGGCTTGATAACATGAAGAATAGTTGGAAAGGTGTTTCCGGTGGTATTAAGGAATATATCAAGTTTGGTAGTGACGCTGAAAACCAACAACAAGCACTTAGTGACGTTGGAATGAAGTTCGCAACCTCAATGGAAGATGCTTTCGTTAAAATGGCTATGGGTGGAAAAGTATCATTTAAAGATATGGCACGCTCAATTATAGCTGATTTACTCAGGATTCAAATTAGACAGGCAATGATAGGTGCGTTTAATTTTGGTGGTTCTAGCAATATATTTAAAGCTGAAGGCGGCACTGTAACTGGTAACAAACCTTACATCGTTGGTGAAGAAGGGCCTGAATTATTTATGCCGGGCAAGACAGGTGCAATTATTCCAAATGGAAATGTTGCAAGTGGAGCGACTTCAAACTCTAATACCAACGTAAATGTCAGCTTCAACATTACAGCAAATGACACAGACGGATTTGATGATTTATTAGACTCTCGTAGGGGCATGATTGTAGGTATTATCAATCAAGCAATGAACGATAGAGGAATTACAGGGGTGACAACATAATGGCATATCCAACTACACCCGTATTTCAGTCAGTGAACCTAAAGTCTAATGATAAGACCTTAACATCACAGACAGTAAACGGTAGAACACAATCAAGAAAACTAGCAAGTCAGTATTGGGAATTTTCAGCTAAATATCCACCTATGACACAAGCAGACTTTATGCCTGTGTATGCTTATGTAATGAAGCAACAAGGGCAGTCAGAGACGTTCACAGTGAGAATACCTGTATTAGAAGATGCTAGAGGTACAGCATCAGGTACATTCACAGTAAACGGTGCTAAGTCAGCAGGTCAAACTACAATTGTGGTAGATGGAATAACAGGCACAGTAGTAGAGGGTGACATGATTAAATTTAGCCATGATAAGGTCTATATGGTCGTTGGTCATACCGAAACATCAGGCAACACAACATCTATCGAAATACAGCCACCTCTGCGCTCTAGTGTAGCAAATAACGAAACAATTAACTACGACAACGTAGAAATGAAGGTAAGGCTAAGAAACGACATTCAGTCATTTGGTATGAGCAATGATGG